CAAACTGGATAAGATCTTCTTCCGATATCCTGTACTCTCGTCCGAGTTTGATTGCATTCAGCTTATGTTGGCGAATCCATTCCCAAACGGTAATAACCTTGACTTTGTATCTTTCTGCTACTTCGTCACAGGTGTACATTTTAGCCAAAAATATCCCTCCTTTTTCTGCATAATTTTATAGTTCTTTTTACTTGTGTTTACCTCGGTTTAGTGATATATTTAGTTTGTCAGAACGAAATATATTATTTTATCGAACTATCTCGGATTTAATTTGAATTAGTTCGTTTTACCGAGCTACAAGTGTATTATAGCTTGGTTTAGCGAGCTTGTCAATATATTATTTCGTTTTTCCGAGATATTTTTAAAGAAAGGAATTGCTATGTATGAAATCTTTGAAAAACTATGTGAAAAACGCGGCATAACCCCTTATCGTTTTTGTAAAGATACT